GCTTCGGACCTGGCGACAAGGGGTTGATGGCGGCCGAGATCCACCCCGACAATCCTAATCCCGTGAGCCGGTCGCACTGATGCGTTCGCCGTTGCCGATCCTGTTCAAAAGCGCCCTTGGGGCGCTTGAATAGGGTTGATTTCATTTTAGAATTTCTTGAAAAGCCCCGCTTTGCGGGGTTTTTTGTTGACCATATCGAACTTTGTACCCATGTTAGCAGCCGTAGGGTTTATGGTAGAAAATATGGTAAGCAATCGGCTCACTGACACCAAAGTTCGATCGTTAAAGGCGCCCGGTGTGTATGCCGATGGCGGCGGTCTCTATTTGCGTGTCCATGGATCAGGATCGAAGTCATGGTTCTTTATCTACACCCGCGACAAGAAGCGGCGCGAATTGGGCCTTGGCGGGTTGGCTGGCACGGCGCCCGTCTCGCTCGCCACGGCACGGCGGAAGGCCGAAGAGCTTCGGGCAGCCCTCGGTGAGGGCCGTGACCCCCATGCTGAAAAGGTACTCCGGAAATCCGGTGAGCGAACATTCCGCAAGATTGCCGAACAGTTCATCGCCGACAGAGACGACTGGCAGGCCCATACCCGAAAAGAGTGGGAGCGCCATCTATTCGAGCATGCAAGCGCGATTGGCGAGCGGCCTGTCGCGGACATTAACACCGAGATGGTCGAGGAATTCCTGCGACCGCTTTGGGATAAGAAGCCAGCCACAGGCCAGCGTGTCCGCGGTAAGGTCGAAGCCGTCCTTGACTATGCTACGGCAAAGCGGATGCGCGCCGGGGACAATCCGGCACGCTGGGCGGGTCACCTCGAACATATTTTGGTGAAAGCGGCCCGTGTCACCGGCGCGAACCATGCGGCCTTGAGCTACAAAAACGTTCCCACATTCGTAGCTGGCTTAGGTGAGGGCGCTCTGGAGAGGCTGATCAGATTTGTCGTGTTGACCGCCGTTCGAAGTGGAGAAGCGCGTCTCGCCGAATGGTCGGAATTCGACTTGGCCGAGAGGAATTGGACGGTGCCTAAAGAGAGGACGAAGACGGGGAGGGAACTAGTGATTCCGCTCACCGATGAGGCGCTAGCCGCACTTCCTGAAGCTGGTGATGGCTTTGTCTTCACCGAGGATGGTGCGCCTTTTTCCATCATGGCGATGCCGAATTGGGTGATCAAGAACAAGTCCGGCATCACGATGCACGGCTTCCGATCTGCGTTCCGGGATTTCGCCGGAGACTGCACTGACCATCCGCGCGAGATCGCTGAAATGGCGCTCGGCCACAAGGTCGGCAATGCCGTCGAACAAGCCTACCGTCGAGGTGACGCGCTGGAAAAACGCCGCCAACTTATGCAAGCGTGGGCCAAACACTGTTGCGGGTAGCGCAGATTTGTAAAAACCAGAAAAATTCGCGTCAAGCTGGCACTGTTAAAATATATCGCGTGACTTTTTTGTAAAAACTATCCATATTAACTTCATCGCTGCGGCGACTTCAAACGGGCGGGGACCCCGCCATGATCTGCTGAGCAGATCCAACCTCTAATCCGGCCTATGCCGGCTTTCACCTTTTTTGTGATTGATCCGGCCGCGTGCCGGGAGAGGAGAACTATGACTTCCGCAAACGATAATTCACCCACTCTGATCAGCCTGAACGAGGCTTGTCGCATTACCAGTATGTCCAGGACGATGCTGAACCGCTACCGCGCAGAAGGTCGATTTCCAGTGGCCGTTGAACTCGGCAAACGCCGCGTTGCGTTTGTTCGCGCCGAGGTCACCGCGTGGATTCAGAAGAAGATTGCTGCGCGGGTGGCAGCCTAACGGGGCAACAGCCCCACCTCTAATGACCATCCCCGATCACCCACAAACCGTCCGGCCGTCGCGCCGGCGAGAGGAGAATTCATGACTTTGAAACTGGCAGAAAAAACCAAGGGCGGCCAATGGCGCGTCGCATCCGAGGGCCTGGAGTGCGAGGGCTACCTCATCGAGAAAGCCCGCCTCAACGCAAGGCGTGACGGCTTGTACGAGTGGCCGCAGCAGGTCTGCACGAAGGAATGGGTTGATTTCGACGACTTCATCGCCGCCTTCGAAGCCGCAGTCGAATTTCACCATCGCGGATACGACGACTCGGTGATGCAGGCGACTGTCGCTAAGTGCCGTCGCAGGATTGCCGAGTCCGAAGAGTTCGATGCCGTCTGCAGGGAGATGTTCCCGGAGCGGTTCACGGGCGGCATCCATGGGTTTTTCCCGTCCGAGTTCGACGACGTGAACAAAGAAATCCTGCGGCGCCGCGCGCTGAAGGCCGCGTAACTGTCACCAAAAGGGGAAGCCAAAATGAAAGACAAAATCAAAGCCGTCGCCAGTCTCGGCCAGGACCGCCCCGTCCGTGGATACGGGTTGATGCTCTACGACGCACCCGACGGACGGACCTGCGGCCTGCTCGACGGGTCGCCCGTTTTGATCCCCATCCGCGCCGAGTCAACACCGGCTGGGCGCCGACTGCGCTTTGCCGAAGGCTCTCGTGAGTTGCGGCAGCTCGGCGATATATTTGTTGTTGATCACGACCTTGCAGGATTCGTGCGGGAAGCGATCTGCGAAAAACTGGCTCGCGAGGCCGCATGACCCCGCCAATCATCTCCCATCTCGAGGCGGTCGAAAGACCGCCTTCTTCACCCGGCGCCGGCCGCACGATCGCGCGCTTCACCGTTCAGCTCGGCGACATTCGGATCAATGGCCTCCTGCTCCGGGAGTACCCCGACGGCACGCGACGAACCATATCGGGCAATATCGGCGGTCACCACGCGGTGACGTTCCGTCCTGAGATCGCCGAAAAGATCACAGCAGCCGCATCATCCGCATTATTTGGAGGCCAGCTTGCCGAAAATTCCAGTCACCGCCGAACAGCCTGAAATCACACCTCTGGAAATCCGTCTCGGGCTATTCGAGAACGGCTATCTCCCGGTGCTCGCCCGCGGTAAAATATCCGATGTCACCGGTTGGCGCACGCCGGTTTCCTCGTTCGATGAAATCATCCAGTTGACGCAGGCCAATCTCGGCTACTCGAATACCGGACTTCTTTGCGGCAATCTGGTGGCCTTGGACGTCGATGCGCTGGATCCCGGAACGGCAGAGGCGCTTCTCGACATAGCCCTTGATCTACCTGGCGCTGACAAGGCGCTGCGGCGTGTCGGCAAGGCTCCCAAAGTCACGCTGCTGTTCCGCGCCACTGTGGCGAGCAAGAAGCTGACTACCAAGGCCTATCTGGTCAACGGCCGGAAATGCCAGGTGGAGGTAATGGGTGATGGGCAACAGATTATCGGGTTCGGTACCCATCCAGACACTCAGGCCCCTTATGAATGGATCGGCCCGTCACCGCTTGAGGTTCCCTTCGCAGACCTGCCCGAAATCACTCCTGAGACGATCGAGGCCTTCGTCGCGGATGCGGAGGCTTATCTCGCTGCCCACGGCGAACTGATTACTACGGCACGACCAGCCAGACCGCAGACGACATACCAGCCGACAGAACAACGAGCGCCCGCTGGCGATGGCATCTGGGCCGAACTCAAGGCCAGGGCGATGGCGAACCTTGGCGCGTGGGTTCCTGACCTCGGCTTAAGTGGAACCAAGACATACGCAACTGGCTATCTAGCGAGGGCGGACTTTCGGCCGTCGACATCATCAACCGGAAAAACCGGTAGCCAGCGGGGGCTCAGCGTCTGCTTTTCGCCAGATGGGATCGTCGATTACGCGGATGGAAATCAGGGATACAACCCCGTCGACATCGTGGCCGTATCGCTGAGCATCACGCCATCGCAGGCGGCTGATTGGCTCCGCGAACGTGTTGGCGATGAGCGCCCACCGGCAGATCCAAACCAATATAAGGGGCTGATCGCGAGTGCGGCGGCAGGGAAAAAACAGAAGTATGAAGCGGCCAACGACAACTCCCCCGATGATGACGACTGCGATGAACAGGAGCAGCCGACCCTTCCGGTACCCAGTGGCGGCCTGCCTCAGCACCTTTGCTTTCCGCCCGGCGCCGTCGGCGACTTCGCCCGGTTTATCGTTTCGTGCGCACGCTTTCCATCGCCCCACTTGTCGCTGGTGGCATCGTTGGCCTTCACCGCAGGTCTCATCGGCCGGCGTTATCGAGGGCCGACCGGCCTTCGATCCAACCTGTATATCGTTGGCCTGGCCGAATCCGGCTTTGGAAAGGACATCACAATCCGCGCATCGGCCGCTCTTGCGGATAGCACCCAATATGGCCCGAAAGTAAGCGAAACGCTATTTGCCGATCAGATCCGGAGTCTCCCGGGTCTCGCGGGAAAGCTTCGAAAATCCCCATCGGCAATCGTGATTCAAGACGAGTTCGGGCGCTGGCTGGCCGAACACACTGGGCGAAATGTGGCATCGCACCGGGCGGAAATTACCGCATCAATCATGGAATTGACTGGCGCCCCATCCGGGTTCTGGGGCGGGCAGGAAAAGGCCGGTGGGAATATTCCAAGGATCGTCCAGCCTTGCCTGACGATCCATGGCGTTTCGACGCCGTCGACGTTCTGGAGTGCGTTGTCGAGCGGGAATATCAGCGAGGGCCTGTTGGGGCGCTTGGTACTCATCGACGTCGGCAATTCTGATCCGGTCAAGGTCAGGCGACCAGCGGGCAGCATCGAGGACATTCCGACAGAGCTGTCTGACAAGGTCGCGGCGCTGCTGGGGCTTTCGTCGGGAAGGTACACAGGTCCGTTCTGCGCGCTGAACGCCAAGTCTGATGAAAAACCCTTTCCGATCATGACCGCTGAATGGGATACCGGCGTCGATGATCTGTTCGAGGCGTTCGACGATCGCATTCGCGCGATGAGGAAATCAATCGACCCGCAGTACCGGCCGATCCTCAACCGCGTTGGCGAGAACGCTGCACGCCTAGCCCTAATTGTTGCCGTCGGCTGTGACCCGAAAGAGCCGATCATTACCTCTGCGATTCAGCAATGGGCGAATGATGTGGCAGAGCACTCGTTGCGTGTGATCTTGAACGGTGCCGATATGAATATCGCCGATAACGAAAAGGCTCTGGAATACCTGAAGGTGAAGCAGATCGTGGCGCGAAAGCGGGGGGACGGAATCACGATGAAGGGTCTGGTGAAGGCTGTCCGCGGTTCCCTCGACACTCGACGTCTCGACGACATCATAAAAATGCTGCGGGTGGGCCAGGAGATCCACTACGCGAAAGTAGTATCGGAAAGCGGGCAAACTAAGCTGCGGTTTTGGACAGCCACAGACCTCCCTTCGGATGCCGCTATCGTGCCGGTAGGATAGGGGCATAGACCGGTCCGAAGGGTGGGACATAGACCGGTCGAAGAGGGGGTCAAAATACAAGGCGGCTGATTTTTTATGGCAAAAACGCCCCCCCCTCTTGGACCCGCCTTTTACCCCCTCTTTGGACCCCTCTTTAACCCCCTCTAAATATGAAATAAACATATACATTACATACATTTAGACAAAGAGGGGGTGTGAGAATGACAGGGGTATACCTTTGAAGCAGTTTTTCGCCCCTTTAATCGGCTGCACATACGCGTGCGCGAGCAACGGAGGAAAATCGATGACCTACGACGTTTACGAGAAACAAAAGCTCGCCCACCGGATAGATCTCGAGCGATCCGAACTCGGCGGCCTGAATTGATGACGCTCCCGCCTGAACTTTTTCCCCCTCCAATCCTATATCTGCAGTTGCAGCCACTCACATCGCCCGCATGCCCTCAACCTCCAACCGTCAAGGAGGACTTCATGCACGCATCACCCTCAACCACCTTTCGAGTTCGACCTCTATGAGCCGCCGTGTCCGCACAGCGGAAGAGTCCGCCCGCAAGGACCGAGACGCCTCGCGCCGAGCTTTGCTCACCATAGTCGCTGACAGCACCAAGCCACGTGATCCGCGGCAGCAGGCTGACCATTATCGTAGACATCTGATTGATGCTCACATTGTGATAGGACAACTTCAGCAAAAGATCGCCGGCCTCGAGGAGGCTCTGGTTAAAACGAAGGCGGACGCGGCTTACAATTTATCCCTTTGTGTATCTCGGACGACCGCAGAAGAGGCCAGGCAGCGAGCAGCGGCAGCCATGCGATACCGCGCCGCGGATATCGCTGAGGGGCCAAACGGAGAGCCAACGAACCTCTCCGATGCCATCGACCAACTGCCACTGCCGAAGCCAAGATTCTCATACTGAGGACTAAAAATGACCGTCCAACTCGACAACCGCGACCTGTCGCAGCTTACCACGTTATTGGCGGCGGCTTCGGCGCGGCCCACCGCCAAGCCGGCGAAGCTCAAGAAGGTACCGCCTATCGCGGCTAACGACAACAGGGCGCCCGACGTCCTTGCTTGGCCCGCCTTGGAGCGCTTGGCCCATCGTGGCGACGCTGAGCGAGCTTTTGCGTTGCGCCACTGGAAGAACCTCTGCCATCCCGGCTCCGGATACGAGCCGGAAGTCGATACCGACGACGCGACCGAGGAGCCTGTCGAAATCCGTCCGTCGGAGGCTGAACTGCTTCGCGCCGCAGGCTGGACCGTGACTGGCTCCGAGCGGTGGGAACACACCGGCAAGATCGTAAATATCTACAGGTGCTACGAAACAGAATCGGTCAGCACCCAAAACCGAAACGGCGGCACCGACACCCAATTCGGCAGTCTCATGTTTCGCGACGGTCGTTTGATCGAATGGGGTCGTACGAAGAAGGGCATCCCGCTGCGGCCAATTGAGCGCACCCGTGGCGTCAAAGGTGGAGGCTCGACGGGGCGGACAGAGGCCGCGATTTGGGCGTACCTCAAGCTTCCTGCTGCCGCAACTTCACCACTTGCAGCGACCTCGTACCACCGCCCATTTTCCGGACAGCGGACTTCCTCATCCTATGAGCCTCTGCGGCGTGAGAGGCCGAGCGCAAAAGATCGTTACGGTCGTTTCGGTGTTGAGGAGGCTCGCGGGCTCCTCCGTGCCCACGGCGTCGACGGCTCTGTCCCATTCGAGCAGTTGCCGTCCGCGGCTACCCGGTGCCCCGACGGCCTCCTGGCCGGCCCCCAATGGGTTGGGGGCATCAAGAAGCCGAAACCCTTTGGCGAGATATCGGCGGCAGCTGGGAGGGAGCCGGAGATTGTCCGACTCGTGGAAGTGGAAAGCCACCTCGCCAACCTCCGTCATCTGCTTGGCGATCATGCTCGGGTACTCGATCTTGCCATCACCGATGCTACAGCGAAGGAGATCGGCATCGCGATGGGTAAGGCGCCTGCTTATGCGGAAAAAATTGGCCCTTGGCTGATCGACGCGGCGTTAGATGCGCTTATAGCTGCGGATGAGACGGCCAGGGGCGCGTATGAGAAAGCAGATGGAAGAATGGCCGCCTGATGTCCGGTGAAGCCGGTCGCCGTTCCGTATATTATTGAGTGGGTTATTCCAGAAGGCCGCCACCGCGCGGCCTTTTCGAATTTGAGGCGCCGAAATCGAGCGGACGCACTGACCTCGCTGGCGATGCCGGGACGGCCTCATTTACATTAGGCGTCTCTTGAATGAGAGGAATGTCATCCTATCTATGGACTACTTTTCCAATTCAAGTTTAGGCGCCGGCGCGAATGCGACCCGCGACAGCGCTGGTGGCGGAGAGCGGCCTGGAATCTGCCACTCCCGTCACCGATCAGGCAGGGTCGTGATTGACCACGTGATCGTGCAATTGTTCAGTTTGTATCGCTTTGCTGTCCAGCCCGCGTTCCCTTGAGTGTTGGGCCTTGTCGCGGTTCGAGAGCACCATGTTCTCCGGCAGAATGTTCGGATCGAGATCTGTCATAGCGCCCGATCCATCCCGCTTTCCCTGAGCTCCGGTTCCCATCTTCTTGCGATCTGCGTTGGCCATGCCATGCCTCCTTTGTTACGGACGGCTAACCGCGATCAAGATGAAAAAGTTCCTATCTCTTTGCCTGGCGCCGTCTCTCCTCGTGGCGACAGGCATTGCGCGGCTGGCTCCCTGTGAAGGTTGAGCCGGCCGCTTTTCAATTGCCGTGAAAACGATTAGGCAGCCTTCTTGGATTTTCGGGCGATCTGTCTGCTCAGGCCGACGAATTCCGCTGGCTTCTTCACCTTGCCCTTGGCTGCCTTGATTACCTCAGCAACTTCGTCTGGCATGTCGCGAACTCTTGTCAGGAGGTCGCCAATTCTGAAGGCTGAATGAATACCGTCACCGATCTCCCCCGAGGTTAGACGCACTGGCCCCTCTGCCATTTCGCCGGCAAACCAGACGGGCTGGCCGCCGGGCAGCGTTAGCCGGGAGAGGGCTTGCCTGCCGTCGGCATGTCTTGCCTCATCGATCAGATCGGCCACGACCGTCGGCCTCTCCGTGCAGTAATAGTGTTTCCCACCGACTTGAATTCGTGTCTCGGCGCCGAACTCCTCGGGTAGTTCTAGCCGCTTAACGATGTGGCGGACATGGGAAATCGATCCAACGTTAATCTCCGTTTGGTGGGGCACGATTGTAAGGCGCATGTTCTCTCCCGCTCTACGTTTGGTTGAGCGAGAAATGTGCACCTGTCGGCGATGCAGGTCCATTCGTCCTTTCGAAGTAGATCAACCCATTGCCTGGCGCTGCTTCCTCTCGGCGACGTGGCAATCCTGCGCCGGGCTCCCTTCCGGTTGAGCTCGGCGCTTTTGATTTAGTGGTGGAAAAGAGTGTCTGATCTTTCGCCATAGTTGTACGCGAATGTCGCTCATGCATTCTGCTCTCAGCGGGAGGGCGAATCTTGGCGAGACAGTTCAATACAGTAAGCATTCAGACCGAGGCATCTGCATGGAGAACTTTAGAAGCGGTGCTGGAGCGCGGAACCGCCTATCGTCGTGGCGATATTGAGCTTGGCGACTGGACCAAATTCGAAGCGAAATTTTGGATTGGAAAGAAAGAGGCAGTTCTAACCCCACCGATCATGAGGGCTCTGCTAGAGTTGCAGGACGCGATCCTGCGCACCAAACTGATTGCAATCGAACAGAAGAGCAGCTTACATAACATCTCGCAGCAGGAGCGCGACTCCTACGAAATTGAGGCATATGTTTATGCTGGTTCGACCGGCGTCGAAATTGATCTCACTGAAATAGCTAAGCATTTCATCGGAGAGATGGTGGACAACGTGCCTCCTGAATATATTCTAATCATTGTTTTGGCGGCTTTGCTCCTGTGGGTCGGCAATTCGGCTTGGCGGGCGTGGCTTGAGCATCGAAAAGATCTAGCGCTGGAGCAGGTCGATGCAGGAAAGCAACGTGACCTCCTAGAGGCGCAGAAATTCGCCAGTCAGGTTGATCTTGATAGGTGGAAGCTGCTGGCTCAAGCCCAGCAGGCCGTGCCGATAGTAGGCGAAATCGAAGAGGCTGTGGAGAAGAGCCGACTCAGCCTACTTCGCGCTGCGGCTCGAAGCGATAAGGCCAAACTTGGCCAGAGGATACTAAATTCAGACGTCGCCGAGGAAATAATAAAGTCATCCCGTGCGGCCGATGAGGAAGAAAGTTATCGGGGAACGTTCCAGGTACTGGGCGTTGACTCTACTCCCAAGTACGGTTTCCGATTTAGGCTCGAGGATGTAGCCTCAGGCGAAAGGTATTACGCATCGGTGAGGGACGCCATACTTGCTTCCCGTGAAATGGAAGTGTTGCAAGAGGCGGTATTTCAGAAAAGTGAGATAACTGCTGAGGTTAAGCTGACGCGACGAGATTTCGCTGTGGTTAAGGCCGAAGTAGTTCTAGTTGAAGTCATCTGATCCAGTGTGTCCACAGCATCTTGGGTGACTTATGCCCGCTTGATCCGCTGACGCACCATCTTTGCCGGTATAGCTCAGTAGGTAGAGCGCCTCCTTTGTAACGAGGATGTCGTGGGTTCAATTCCTGCTACCGGCTCCATATTGCGCGTCTAGTGTAACGGCAGCATGCAGGTCTCCAAAACCTTGCGGTGTTGGTTCAAATCCAGCGGCGTCGCGCCAGCTATGGTGATGCATGACTAAGTCTCGCGGCATAAGCTCGGAGTGGCAACACCTATACAAGACTTCCAGGTGGAAGAAGATACGCGAGGCTCAGCTTATGTCTGAGCCTCTATGCCGTATGTGCCTCGAGGCTGAGGATGTCACTGTGGCAACCATATGCGACCACATCACTCCCCATAAGGGTGATTTGGACTTGTTTTATAACGGCCCATTCCAGTCCCTATGTAAGTATCACCATGACAGCACCAAGCACAAAGAGGAGTCAGGCAAGGTGGTAGTCAGGTACGGAGCAGATGGGTGGCCCCTATGAGTGTTGCTTCGATGCAACAAAGGGTAGGGGGAGGGTCAAAGTTGCCGAGACCCGCTCTGACGGGAGCGACGCGGGTAATTCATACACAATGCCGCGATTGAAAATATGAGGGTGTCCGATGGCGAGACCAAGAACGCCAAAGGCCAAGGCGGCCATAACTGGCCGAGACAAACGAGACCCGGCCCGCTTCGAAGACCGCGACGAACCGATCGTCGATGGTGACGTCGGCGAGCCATTTGAGTGGCTGTCGGCCAACGCCAAGCAGGCTTGGCGAGAACTCGTTGAAGAAATTCCGTGGCTCAACAAAAGCCACCGAGGCGTCCTTTCCGTCGCGGCCAAGATCCGCGGGCGAATGATGGGAGACGTTGCGAACGGCGAGACTGACGTCGGCGTGCAGGCGATGAACCTTTACAGGCAGTGCCTGGGCTCAATGGGGGCGACGCCGGCCGACGCATCAAAGGCGGGAGCAAAGCCAAGTGGCGAAGAGCAAGACCCCGCGGACAAGTATTTCTGAGGATCCGACCACCGCTTACGCGCAGGCAGTTGTAGCTGGCGAGATTGTTGCCGGCCCTCACGTTAGGAACGCCTGCCGCCGTCACCTCGACGACCTGAAGTTCGGGAAGAAGCGCGGCCTCATCTGGGATCCGGCGGGCGCCGCGCGATTCATCGGCTATTGCCGTGACGTCCTGCGTCTCAATGGCGGCCAGTTCGAAGGTAAGCCATTCATCCTGCAGCCGAGCCAGGCGTTCATTGCCGGCTCGTTGTTCGGCTGGAAGCGCACAAACGAGAACGGCAAGGTCGTTCGGCGCTTCCGCCGTGCCTACATCGAGCAGGCGAAGGGGCAGGGCAAATCGCCATTCGCTGGCGCGGTGGGCCTCTATTGCATGACCGCCGACGGCGAGGCAGCTGCAGAAATCTACGCGGCCGGCAAAGACAAGGCACAGGCATTCGTTCTGTTCCGCGACTCGGTAGCGATGTATGAGCAGTCGCCGAAACTGAAGAGGGAATTGACGCCATCGGGTGGCAATCCGGTCTGGAACCTGGCTCACATTAAGTCGCGCTCGTTCTTCCGTCCCATTTCGCGCGAGCAAGCGCACAGCGGGCCTCGGCCTTATGTGGCGCTCTGCGATGAAATCCACGAACATCCGAACGGCCACACGCTTGAAATGCTCGAGCGCGGCTTCAAGTTTCGTGACCAGCCGCTCCTGTTGATGATTACGAACTCCGGTTCGGATCGCAACTCGGTTTGCTGGGCAGAGCATCAGTGGGCGGTGAAGGTTGCTGCCGGCACGGAGACGCCGGACGAAGATTTTCACTACGTCGGCGAAGTGTTCGGCACCAGCGACGAGACGTTCAGCTATGTCTGCGCTCTCGACAAGGACGACGACCCGTTCACAGACCCGTCCTGCTGGATTAAGGCCAACCCGCTCCTCGGCGTGACGCTGAAATACGAATATATCGAGGGCGTCGTTGCGCAGGCGCGGGATATCCCGTCGAAGCGGAACAACATCCTTCGCCTGCATTTCTGCGTCTGGACCGAGTCCGACACGGCATGGATACCGCGGCCAATCCTCGAAAAGGTGATGGCCGACTTCGACCCTTACGAAGAGCACGCCGGTAAGCAAATCACGGCAGCCGGTCTCGACTTGTCCGGCGCGAAGGATTTGACCGCGGCGGCTTTCGTCGTTGAGACGGGCACGAAGCGCGTCACCAAGGCAGATGGCTCTGAGGCTGACCTTCCGACGTTCGACCTGTGGATAGAGGCTTTTACGCCTCGCGACACGATGGACGAGCGGTCGAAAGTAGACCACGTTCCATATCGGCTGTGGTTCGATCAGGGCTACATCAACGCGCCAGAGGGTGCGCGGGTGCGGTACGATCACGTCGCGGCTCTCTTCGCCCGCCTGAGCGTCGAGCACGGTATCGGGATCCTGGCGTATGACAAATACGTCTACGACAAGTTCCAAGAAGAGCTAGATAACTACGGCATTGAGCTAAAAACGGTCATGCATCCGCAGGGCGGCAAGAAGCGCGCCAAGCCGGACGACGAGAAGGTCGAAGCGGCGAAAGCAGCTGGCCTGCCGCCACCGCTTGGTCTGTGGATGCCTGGTTCTGTGTCGGCTTTGGAGACGCTCATTCTTGAGGAGCGCATCAGGATTCGGCGATCGCCGGTTCTTCTGGGCGCTCTGATGGGTGTTGCGATCGAAACCGACCCACTCATGGGCAACCAGTGGTTCTCGAAGAAAAAGTCAACGGTGCGAATCGACCCGGCTGTCGCGAGTGCGATGGCAGTTGGCGCAGCACTGGATGGCATTCCTGAGCCGGTAGTCCTGTCTTCCCCTTGGGACGACCCAACTTTTTCGATCACAAAGGCGGCATAATGGACTGGAAATTTGGCTTTGGCCGCCGAAACTCTGGAATATCGGCGGAAACGCGCGCAAGTCCGGAGACGGAAAGCGTGCCGGTTAGCGCGGAGAACTTCCTGGCGTTTTTCGGTGTGCAGTCGGGCAACGTGCCGAATGTGACAATCGACAACGCACTGAACGTGCCAGCCGTGTTCGCGGCCGTCGCTTTTCTGTCTAGGACTCTTGCCGCCTTGCCGCGGCATGCGTACCGGACGAGCAAGGATGGTTCGAAGCGCGTCGGCGGGAAGCTGGAGACGGTAGTCAACACGGCTCCCAACAGTGACATGAACTCTTTCAAATTCTGGCAGTACTTCTGGACGCAGGTTTTTACCGGCGGACGCGGGCTTGCCTGGATTGAACGGACGCCGCAGGGCATTGGGGCCCTGTGGGCGATTGACCCGTCTAAAACGACGGTGAAGCGTACCGGCTTCAATGTCTCCTATGAGTTTGAGGGAAGGACGTATCCGGCCGCCGATGTCATCGACGTGCCGTTCATGTTGCAGTCCGACGGGCTGAAGCACTACGGCCCGATTTCCAAGGCTGCGAAGGCAATCCAACTGGCGATTGCCATGAACGATTACGGCAGCAACTTCTTTGCTGGCGGTGGTGTTCCGCCGCTCGCGCTTGAAGGGCCGCTCCCGCAGGGCGCAGACGCCATGAAGCGGGCGATGGCGGATATTCACCGCGCGATCGACGAGGCAAAGAAGAGCGAGAAGCCGGTCTTTCCGATGCCGCCAGGGCACAAGCTGACACAGGTTGGCTACGACCCGGCGAAGGGGCAGATGATCGAGGCTCGACGGTTTCAAGTGGAGGAAATTGCACGAGCCTGGCAATTGCCGCCGGTGTTCTTGCAGGATCTAACACACGGCACGATTGCCAATACTGAACAGCAAAATCTAATGCTGGTTCAGCACCTTATTGGTCAGTGGGCCAAAGCACTTGAAGATGAGCTGAACCTAAAGTTGTTTGGTCGCGGCAATGGCGGCCGTTTCGTAGAGCACGAGCTATCAGGATTAATGCGAGGCGACTTTGTATCTCGCATGAACGGTCTTGCTCAGGCGGTGCAAAATGCCTTGCTGACTCCGAACGAAGCGAGATCTCTAGAAAATCGCCCTGCGCTTCCGCACGGCGACGATCTATTCCTGCAAGGCGCAACGGCACCGTTGGGGACCGCCACCTACGGGCAACAAAATGTTGCTGGAGCAAAAAGCGGCGCGCCGCCACCGGCCAATGATAATCAAGAAGATGGGGCGGACGCCGCATGACAGACATTGAGAAGCGCATAGCGCAACAGGTTGAGCTGCGGGCCGATGAGAGCGGAGCGAAGACGCTGACCGGCTACGCGGCCGTCTTCAATTCGCCCACTGGGATTTCCGATTTTTTCGTTGAGCAGATTGCCCCCGGCGCATTCTCGGAAACAATCAAAGGTGATGTCCGCTGCCTGTTCAATCACCAGAGCGGAAATGTCCTTGGGCGAACGAAAAGCGGCACCCTTCGCCTTTGGGAAGACGCTCATGGACTGCGGTTTGAAGTCGATCTTCCAAACACGAGCCTTGGGCGTGATGTCGGGGAGCTTGTCACACGCGGCGACATTAGCGGGTGCTCCTTCGATTTCCGGGCGGTAAAGCAAACGTGGGACGACACGACAGAGCCTCCAGGTCGAACCTTGGAAAAAGTCGTGATTAGCGAAATATCGATTGTGACGTTTCCAGCCTACACCGACACCACTGTAGGCGTACGTTCCCTTGATGAATGGCGGCGAGAGGCGGAGGCCGCCAGAAACCGTCGTGGAGCATCTCGCCGTGTCGCCGAGAAGCGCGCAGCGATGGAACAGCAGTTTCGGGGCATCCGGCGGGACGCCTCGTAGTCGGCCATCGAGGCCGTAGTCACCCGGCTAAGCCGGAGGGCCGGACGACCGTCCTGCCAATTCACCAAGCCACCACCACAGATTTGGAGACCAGTATGTCCCTTACGGAACTGCAGGAAAAGCGCGGCCGTCTTATGACGCAGGCCCGCGAAGCCCTGAACGAAATCACTGCCAACACCGACGAAGCCCGCTCTGCTGAGCTTGAGGCTCGTCACGACGCCATCATGGCGGACTTCGACAAGATCGAGAAGAACATCGAGCGCGAGGAGCGTCAGGCCGCAATCGAGGCTCGTTTCGCCGAGCGTCAGAAGGAAAAGCGCCCGATCGCCGATTCCGAAGGCCGCGGCCAGGACGATGGCGATCCTCTCAGCTACCGTCAGGTCTTTCACAAATTCCTAGCTGGCGGCGCCGACCTCGGCGAGCTCTCCTCGGAAGAGCGCTCTGTCCTGAAGGCTGGCGTGCAGTCCACCAAGGAATTCCGTATGCAGACGACCGGCTCCAACACAGCCGGCGGCTACACCGTTCCAGTAGAACTCGCGGATATCATCATTCGGACAATTAAAGACTGGGGGCCGATGTATGATGAGTCGATCTGCACGGTCCTCACGACCGCAAGCGGAAATCGCATCAATCTCCCGACCGTTGACGACACCGCCGTCACCGCCGAGAAACATACCGAAGGTACTGCGCTGACTGATGACGGCGGCAAGGATGTCACCTTCGGCCAGAAGGCACTCGACGCCTACGTCTATGACACCGAGTTCGTGAAGTTCTCGATGGAACTTGCGCAGGACAGCATCTTCAACATGGAGGCGCTGCTTGGGTCTCTGCTCGGCGAGCGCCTTGCCCGCATTGCCAACCGCGAACTGACCGTTGGCGATGGCACCGGCGACCCGAACGGCGTTGTCACCGCATCCTCGCTCGGCAAGACTGCCGCGGCGGCGGCGGCGATTGCCTCCGACGAATTGATTGACTTGGTTCACTCGGTCAACCAGGCATACCGCCGTTCACCCAAGACCCGTTTCCAGTTCGCCGACACCACGCTCGCCGCCATCCGCAAGCTGAAGGACGGCGACGGAAACTATCTGTGGGCAATGGGTAACGTTCAGACGGGCATCCCCGGCACTCTTCTCGGCTACAATTACTCCATCAACGACGACGTGCCTGCTATTGCCGCCTCGGCAAAGCCGGTGATCTTCGGAGACATGTCGCGCTACTTCGTCCGCAAGGTCGGATCGCCTGTAATAGGTGTCCTCAGGGAAAGATTCTGGCCTGATCTTGGTGTGGCCGGTCTGATCCGCTTCGATGGCGAGCTTGGAGATCAGGCCGCGGTGAAGCATCTCGTGATGGCTGCTTCGTAATCTTGGACGGCGGGCTTCGGCCCGCCTCCTTCCAAGGAGATAACATGAAAATCAAGATGTTGGTCGGCCTTAGCGGCATTGAATACTGCCTGTCACCTGGCGACGAGCGGGAGTTTCCCGATAACGAGGCCATTCGGCTGATCGACGCTGGTTATGCGGTGCCGGCGGTCGAGGTGGAAGTAGAGCGCGCAGTGGCGCAGCCCGCACCAGAACGCCGCGCAAAGAAGGGCAAAGCCGATGTGGTATCCGCCGCGGGTGACGGTTCAACCGTCTGAGCCCATCACCAAGGAAGAGGCTAAGCGTCAAAGCGTTGTCCTGCACAGCGATGACGACCCACTCTTTGATGCCCTGATTGCCGCCGCGCGTGACCATGTCGAGCGATACTGCGGGACGCCGCTGGCGACGCAGACGATCGAGGTGAAGTGCGACGGATTCTGTGATTTTGAACGGTTGCCGCTGGCGCCCGTGCAGAAAGTTACGTCCATCTCATACGTGGACACCGCCGGAGCGCCACAGACGTTGGAGACCAGCGTTTATGAAGGGCGGTTCGACGGTCTTGAGACCGCGATCGTCAGAAAGTACGGGCAGCAGTGGCCCGCAATTCAACCCGGCTCGCGCATCACGCTGATCGCCGAAGTTGGCTACGAAGAACTGCCTCCCTCCATCAGGCACGCGATGCTCTTGTGGATCGCCGAAGCATACGAACAGCGCGAGAACGCCGCGGCTCCTGGCTGGACGGCATTTGACTCGCTGCTTTGCAACCATCGACGCGGCTAGGGCCGCAGGAGACATCCATGGCAGATATTACCGTAACCGCCGCGAACGTGATCGCTGGCTCTGGCGCACCCACCAAAACAGGCACAGCCGGCGCGACTATCGCAGCCGGCGACGTCGTCTATCTGGACACGGCGACGACTGGCAAATGGCAATTGGCTGACAGCGACGCGGCCACCGCCGAGGCGCGCGGCCAGACCGCCAACGTGGGCATTGCGCTGAACAGCGCGTCAGCAAACCAGCCGGTCGCAGTCCAGACGGGCGGCGCCATCACGCTCGGATCGGTGCTAACTGCCGGAACGGCTTACTACCTTTCTGATACCGCGGGAAAAATATGCCCGCTGGCCGACATCTCCGGCGGTGACTACTTCGTTCTGCTAGGCTTGGCGGCTTCGGCGACTGTCCTTAATCTCGACGTCCAGTATTCTGGCGTAGCGAGCGCCTAATGGCCTCGGGTCGCGGTGGAGCGGGGACGCTGAAAGAGCGCGTCTCCTTCGCCGTCCGCAACACCCACGACGACGGCTTCGGGAATACGGTTTCCGATTGGATCGAGCAGTTTCAAGATGCCGCGGAGTACACACACCTCCGCGGCGGCGAAACGGTTATCGCTGCTCGCCTGGAGAATCGTCATCCGCAGGTCATCCGTGTCAGGGCATCGTCGGCAACACGGCGTGTAGCGGCGGACTGGCGGGTGACGGACACGCGGACGGGCGTCGAGTACGCCATCATGGACGTGACGGCATCTACAGACAACAAGTGGATTGATTTCCTCTGCGAGCGCGGCGTGGTGCCGTAAGGACGGCGCAATGGTCAAGGGCATCAGCGATTTGAACAAGAGAATCGCCCAAATCCCGCGTCGGCTGGAAAAGGCCGCTCGTGGTGCCATGGAGAAGGGCGCGCAAGAACTCGTCGACATGATGAAGCGTCTCGTTCCCGTAGATGACGGCGACCTGCGCGACAGCATCGGCTGGACATGGGGTAATGCCCCTGCAGGATCAAAGGTTATTGCGCAATCTGCAGCCGACGAACGCGGTCTTCGCATCACGGTCTACGCCGGCAGCGAGAAAGCCTATTACGCGGCCTGGGTCGAGTTTGGTACGGCGCCGCACAACGTGGCGTCAGGTGGTGGCAATAAGAGCTTTTCCGGCGACGCAAATATGCATCCCGGTAGCCGAGCGCAGCCATTCTTCTTCCCGTCGTATCGATCGCTGCGGAAACGTATTCAAGCTCGCATCAAGCGCGAGACTCGTAAGGCGATTAAGTTCCAAGGACCGCCAACCGCGGAAGACGCTGACTAATGGCAGAATCGGCACAAGCGGAGCTACAGAAGCTCATCTATGATACCCTGCGCACCAATACGCCCATCATGGCGCTAGCCAGTGGCGTGTACGACCGTGTTCCGACCGACCCTTACAAGCTGAAAAATGCATACGTCAGTTTCGGGCCTTCTGACGTTGCCGAAGACGGCGCCGATTGCGTCAACAGTGGCCTCCACACCTTCCAAGTAGATGTTTGGAGCCGGGCAGTCGGTCAGGTCGAGGCGAAGCGCCTCGTTGACCTCATCCACAAGGCCCTACACCTTCAGGAACTTGTCTTGGCCGACAATGCCTTGGCCGAGATCCGCGTCGACTTCCGGCGAGTTTTTCCGGATCGCGATCCTCTCATTACCCACGGCGTCGTGTCGGTGACGGCAAGCATCGAAGAGGCTGAATAATGGCCTGGATGGTGGTTCATCAAGAGGTGAACTGGAGCCGGCCAAGGTGCAAGTTTGGTTTCAACGCCAAGCCGAAGCCTGAACCGCAGCAATTCCCACATGATTTCGTCGACTATGCGGTCTCGGTTGGCCGCGCGACGAAGGTGTCGCCGCCAAGGCGGCAAAAGCAAACGGGCGCGTAGCCCACTCCACCAAAAACAACACCACATCGGGCTCGCTTTGCGGGCTCTTTTCGTATGGAGACCCGCATGGCACGCGCTACTACTGCCAATTTTCACCAGATGGTCCTCGAAGTCGAAACGACTGACGGATCCGGCGTCTATTCCCGCATTTGCGGCCTGACTTCCCGCGGCATCAACCGCCAGCACAATATGTCCACCTCGGAAGTCCCTGACTGCGATAATGAAGCGCTTCCTGCGGCTGTCGAAAGAGCGGTTCAGTCGTCCGAGGCAACCATCTCGGCGTCCGGCGTTTGGGCTTCTCAGAGCCACGAGCTTCTGCTCGACTGGTGGGAATCTGGCGCGACCAAGAGCATCCGCATTCACCACGTCAATGCCGCCGTTGGCGATACGGAATACGAGACCGGCGACGCCTATCTCGTGTCGATCAACAATCAGGCGGAACGCGGCACGAAGGTGACGGCCGACCTGTCGATCGAATTTGACGGCATCCCGGTACGCACGCCGAAGGCCGCCTAATGCGCGGCTCAGAGGAGATTGTCTGGCCAAGCGGAGAGCACGCTTTCCGCCTGGGCATCGGCGAATTGCGCGCGATCGAGCAAAAGAGTGACGCGGGATGCGCGGTCATCATGATGCGGCTTCTTTCGACCGCATGGAAGATTGACGACGTTATCCAGCCAATCCGGCTGGGATTGATTGGGGCTGGGATGGCCGAGCGCGACGCGCAACGCACTCTCGAGACCGCCATGGATACAGCTAGCCCCTACGCTCTAGCGGTTACGGCAGCAGATATCTTGCGTCGCTTCATCATGTGGGAAACCGCAGACCAGCCAGGCGGTGACTCGCCGGGGGAGCATCCGGCGGGGGAAGCCAGCCAGAGCTGAACCCGCTTCCGAACGGCATGACGCGCTGGTCCACGTACTATGCCGCCGGGTGCGCGATGGGTTTCCCGCCTCGCGATGTCGACGAGATGACGCTGTGGGAATTTGCCTGCTGTGCCGACGGCTACAGGAAGGCGAACCAAGCCGAAGAAACGCCGCCTCCGATGGACGATAATTCGCTGGCAGAACTTGGTATTGAGGGTTTCTAAATGGCGGCTACAGCCGAAGATCTGGCGCGCCTGCTTGTCTCTATCGAGTTCACGCAGAAGCAGAGCGAGAAGCAACTTGCCGCTATCGCAAAGCGAGGCGCCGACACCGCGACCGGTATCGAAAATAGGTTCAGGCAGGCGAATGATAACGTCGGCAAGAGCTTTACGAACACCGGTCGCCAAGTAGAGACATCGCTTGGCCAGCAGCGCGCCGCGGTCCAAAACCTGTCGTTTCAGTTGAACGATATTGCGACGTCTCTGGCAGGTGGCTCTTCGCCTTTTCAGGTCATGATGCAGCAGGGCAGCCAAGTGGCGCAGGCCCTTAGCTCGACCGGCGGTGGGCTTGGTGGTGTCGTCAAGACGCTGGGTGGCGCTTTCACTTCGCTGCTCAACCCGATATCGCTCGCCTCCTTCGCCATCATTGGCCTCGGCGGAGCGCTTGTTCAGTACGTCATGAGCGGGAAGGGCGACATCAAGTCGCTCGACGACGGCTTGAAGGAACATGCCGAGTTCATCAGTCGCGTCAAGGACGCTTATGGTGATGCTGCTGTCGGGCTGCAAAACTACGCTCGCGAAAGCTCGGCCGTTTTTCAGGTCATCGCGCAGGGTCGCATATCCCAAGAATTGGGAATCCTCCGTGAAGAAGCCGATAAACTCAAGTCGTCGATCACCGACTCCGTTGACGTAGAAGCTTTCGGCGGCGCCCGCGCCTTCAGGTCGTCATCGGTCTTCAAGACCCTCCAGGCTGAAGTTGCGGCCCTTCAGAAGTCGATCGCCGACGGCGAGCCAGATATTCGCGGTTTCCGAGATAGGATCGCAGAGCTTGCGAAGTCGGATCCGACCAATAAGGCGCTACAGGAACTGTCGCAGAAGCTGATAGGCGCTTCCGAAGATGGCCTGAAAGCAGAAAATGCGCTGAAGCAAACCAAAGCCGTCATCAACGGGTTGGGTGACATTGCTCGAGGGCAATCAAGCGGCATCGACCAGCTCACGAAGTCTATTCGCGAGCTCTCCGAGATTGCCGTCCCGGCCTTGACGGAAATGGAAAAGGCTACGCTGGCCTATCAGTCAGCCATTGCCAATGCGACGAACCGCGAAGAACGAGACGACGCATACAAAGCCTTTCAGGCCGCTCAGGAGCGAATTCGGAACCAGAATCCAGAGGTGACCAACAGCGACGGCCGGACAACCGGAGTTCCCGTACCGTCCAGGCGTCCGCTCGTTGAGTTCGAAGAGCTTAGCAAGAGCACAAAGAAGGTAAAGGACACCTTCGACGGCCTGGACGGGACGGTTGACCGATACGTCGACCAGATCGTCAAGGCTGAGAGCGGCGGTAAGACTAACGCAAAGAATCCGAATTCGTCGGCGACAGGCCTTGGCCAGTTCATCGAGAGCACATGGCTTTCGCTGTTCAAGGAACACTTCCCAGACCGCGCCAAGAATATGTCGGACGCCACAATCCTGGCGCTCCGAACCGACGCGGACATTTCGCGCGAACTCATCAAAGAGTACGCTCGACAGAACGCGGAAATCCTTCGTGCCGCCGGCGTCTCGGTCAACGAGGCAGCGCTTCACCTGGCGCATTTCCTCGGCCCGCAGGGTGCTGTCGCGGTGTTGCAGGCAAAAGCCGGCACGCTTGCCAGCGACGTCCTGTCGTCAGGCGCCGTAGCCGCTAACCCCACTATCCTTGGCGGCGGGAAGACTGTCGATGATGTGATCGCATATGCCGAAGGCCGCGCTGGCGCCTACGACAAGATGCGGGAATCGGCCAAGGCACTCAAGGTCGAGCAGCGCGAGCTCAACAAGGCGACCAACGAGTTTGGCCAGTTCAGCGCCGACGTTGTCACCGGCTTCATTGGTGACCTGCGGCGCGGCGCATCTGCTGCAGAAGCGCTGCAAAACGCGCTCAATAAGGTGCTCGACAAGGTTATCGAGATCGGCATTCAAAGCCTGTTCTCGGGCGGCGATCTTTTCGGAGGCGCTGGCGGTGGCGGTCTGCTCGGCGGGATGCTTATCCCCGGCATTCTTCATTCTGGGGGAGTTGCCGGCAAGGATGGCTATGGCCACGGGCGCTCGGTTTCGCCTTCGGTGTTTTCCGGTGCCAGGCGCTACCACACCGGTGGCGTGGCTGGTCTTCAGCCTGGCGAAGTACCTGCAATTCTTCAGCGTGGCGAGGTCGTTCTGCCTCGCGGCACGAAGATGGGCGGCCAGCAAAACGTCCACGTCACCGTCGGTGTATCCGCGGATTCCAACGGCAACCTTATGCCATTCGTCGAAACGGTCAGCCAGGGCCAGGTGCAGAAGGCTGCGCCGAAGATCGTGGCTGCCGCCAACCAGAACGTTGTTCCGACGATGGCGAAACATCAAAACAACAAGGCGGGTGCTGAATGGCGGATGTGATCCAGTGGCCGCTTTGCGTTCTGACGCCCCAAACGGTCAGCGCCAACCTCGTCGCGTTCACCCGCTCCGGCGGGCGGACGCTGGGCGGGATCTCGCCGGCGACGCGCACCGACTTAGGTTTTTGGAGCATTGACTACGGCGGCGTCGTGTTGCGCAACAACCGGCGCCAGCAGTGGCAAACATGGCAGGCAATCAGGCAAAAACTGGGCGGCAAGTCCGGACTGATTGCCGTGCCCGTGCGGTCCAGCCTTTCTGCGCCGTATGTGTCCGGTCGGTTTGAACCGGTCGTGGAAACCGAGCACGACGACGACACGCTGTTCGACGACGACACGCCATACACGCAGGGCGCCATTTCGGTGGTGACTGACGGCGTGACGGCGATCGGCGCCACGTCGATCCGACTCCGCATCATCAACGCGGACGCAAATCTGGTTGGCGTGCGATTCTCCTACGAACACGCGCTTTATGAGACCGGACCATTCATTGATGTCGACGGTGACGTTTGGGAAGTGCCGATTTCGCCGGCGGTTCGCGCGACAATCCCCAGCGGCGCGCAACTTGAGTTCGACCAGCCAACGTGCCTTTGCCATCTGGTTGACGACCGCGGCATGGACGCACCGCAAGACGCAGTCACCAAGCATTCGTTGCCATCAGTAAGCTTCGTCGAAGCGACGGACTACTGGGCCGAACTAGCGACGGCTTAGCCGGCCCCCAAGGGAAGACAATGTCAATCAAATCACTGCGCATCCTTTGCGATGCGGAGCTGCCTGACCGTGTCATCCGCGTGTGGGACGGTTCAGGCGGCGTATTCCTTGACGGCGACGGCAACATTTATCGGCCAGCGCAATTCACCGATGATGCTCTGCAGCAGATCGAATCCGCCATCAACGGCGAGGCTTACACGCTCACGCTGTCGCTGATTTCGGTAACGCGATCGGTCGCAGACCAAGTCTGGGACTATGACGAAACAACCAGCGTGCAGGGTTCTCCGTTCGTTGTAAAACTGCAGATCCTCGACGAGATGGAGCAGCCGGACGGTGACCCGATCGTCGTTTTTACGGGCGAGATCGACAACCTCGACGTATCTGACGAGTCGGCAGAGGACGGCATCACGTCGCGCGTCAATCTGGAAATAACGAACCGATTCACACTCCGCACGCTCACCAACGGCGGGGTGCTTTCTGACGTCGACCAGCGCGCCAGGGCGAGAATACTCAACCCATCGGCGCCAGACGACGAGTTTGCGGGAAGGGTCAACAGGATGCGTGACCAGACCATCAATTGGCCGAACTGGTAGTCGCTCCGCACCGCGACGCACTCGACGCATTCCTCGCCCACAACAGCGCGCAGCCTTGGTCACCCGGAAGCCACATCGATTGCTGTCTGACGCTTGCAGAATGGGCGATGTGGCTAGGTCATCCCGATCCGGCGGCGCACCTCCGCGGCACGTATGAGCCAGGGCAGGGTCAGGTAGACGCCCTCATCCGTTGGGGCGGCGCTGTCGCGCTCGTCGAAAGCTGCGCCTTGGCGATCGGCGGCCTGCCGACCTCCAACCCCAAACGCGGCGACATCGGCGTCGTGGGGCGCGCAGACAATCCGGCAAGGCAATTCGGCGTCATCCACGACGGTTCCGGATGGCTCACGAGAACGCGCACCGGCTTTAGCCGCGTCGTCGCTCGGCCACTCTCAGCTTGGAAGATTTGATATGGGCCTCGAAACGCTGGCGCTGATGATTTCGTCATTAGCGACTACGACGCTTGCCGCCAATGCTCTTTATCTGGGCACTTACGCCCTGGCTATCGCAGGTATCGGCTACGCTGCCATTCAGTCGATGCAGAAGCCGTCTGTGCCGAAGCCGGAAGACGGGTCGTACAATCTCAAGCAGCAGGTGCCGTCGCTCCCGTATGTGCTGGGGACGGTAAAAAAGGGCGGCGATTACGCCTTCCTCGAACTCGGCGGCGGTGTTGCGTATCACATCATGGTCTGGGCCGCGCATCGAATTAGCGGGTTCACCCAACACTATCTGCATGACGACGCTGTGACGCTCAATGGTGACGGGGTCGTCATCACTCCTGAACACTACTTCCTCGACAGCAAGCCGTCGGTGACGCTCAAAACCCGCCTTGGCTTGGATGCCAGCACCGCATATTCGGAAGTGGTCGAAGCCTTCCCTACTATCTGGTCTGACAACCATCGAGGCGATGGCCTTGCCACCGTCCTGATGTTCTGCCGGTCGGTGTCGCAGAAGCGATACCTAGAGGTGTTCCCGAACCAAATGCCGGAGCATTCGGCCGTCGGTAATGGGGCCTTGCTCTACGACCCGCGCAAGGACAGCACTCAGGGCGGCACCGGATCGCATCGCTACACGAACCCCAACACATGGGAATTCTCGAAAAATCTCGCCCTGATGCGCCTTTGGCATCTCTGCCATCCGGTCGGGGGCAAGATGTCGTATGCGGCGATGCATTTGCCGGATTGGGCGAATGCGGCTGACATCTGCGACCAGATCGTTACCAATCGCTCTGGAAGTCCGGAGAGGCGCTACCACGGCGGATTCTGGTTTAGGGCAAACAACGACCCGACTGAAGTTGGCCGCATCATGGATGAGGCCGCCGAACTGGTGGTCTACGAGCGAGCCGACGGCAAGATCGGGGTCCATGCCGGCGAATTTGTTGCGCCTGACATCACCCTCGACGCCAATTCGATCTACAGCATCCGCGTCGACAAGAACAAGCGCAGAGCCACCACAGTGCTGGCCGTGCGCGGTCGGTGGGTAAATCCAGAAAACGACTACAACACGGAAGACGCCGCGATCTATGGCGATCCGTATGGAGAAATAGACGACAGCACCGAGCGCACCAAGACGTTCGATAATCAGGCGATCCAAAGCCACAACCACTGCCAGCGCAAGCAGAAGCTCACATACATCAGGGCGAACGCCCGGCGCGTTTCAATCGTCGCAGACTACACCGCTGGCGACCTTCGCAATGTGCCCTATCGGCGCTTCGTGACGGTCAACTACCCAAGCCGTGGTCTGGTCAACGCCGTGGTTGAGATCACGTCCAGTGTGAGTATCGATCTCCGCAACATGCGCCTGTCCTTCACGGGCATCGTCGTGTCCTCGTCGCTCTATGACTTCAATGCAGCGACGGAAGAGGGGACGCCGGGAGCAACAGCGGATCCGGCACCAGACACAGTCGTTCCCACTCCCGAAAACTTCTCGGCGAGCATCCAGACGGAAGTCGTGTCTGGCGGTGCGACTGCAGCCTACATCTCGGCCACCTGGGACTTCGTCGACGACGCGCTGACCTATGAACTGGAATACGAGCGAACAACCGGCGGGAATGGCCCTCAGACGGTTCTCTCCGAAGAGGGCGAGTCACAGGCCAGAACAGGATACCTCGTCGATGGTGAGGAATATCAGGTTCGGCTTCGGGCGTGGGGTGGCGGCACTCCGTCGGAGTGGACGACTTACACGCTGCTAACGGCGACTGCAGATCCGGTCGCTCCCGCGGCTGTTACAGGGGTCTCCGTAACGCCAGGCACCGGCCAGGCCCTCTTTGAGTGGACCGCTCCAAACAGCAGCAATTATTTCGCCTGCCGCATCTACATCAACACGGTCAACAACATCAACACAGCGACGCTTTCGGCCACGGAATACGGGCCGCCGAGTGCTGTTGACCTGCGCACGATCACCAACCTGACGCCCGGCACCTATTACGCGTGGCTGCGGTCCATCAACCCCTCGGGCGTGATGGCGGCCGCTGCACCGACCGGCGCCTTTATAATTTCCTAACCCCGCTTCTCGCGGGCTTTTTTATGCCAGGAGAACCCATGGCCACGGCCGCTCAAGTTTATCGTGACTACAACATAAATGGCGTTCCGTCGTCCGGACACTATCGGGTCGCAAAACCAGCTATCCGCTCGCTCCTCAAACAGTATGAAGACGCAATCGCAGCTCTGACGCAAGCCACGGGCACCGTTGCGGCCAAGGCGGACCTCGCCGACCTGGAAGCCGTCGCCTCGGAATTCGAGGACGGCGATGTGGGTATCGTCTTCGCCGACGACGACGAAGAAAACCGGGGCGTCTATGAGCTCGTCTCGGGAGCGTGGGTCAAGCGCCACGACCTGCCCTCCGACGTTGCAGAGGCGGCTGCAGAGGCCGCGGAGACGGCTCGCGACCTAGCACTAGGCTACCGCAACGCTGCCCAAGTCGCCAGGGACGGCGCTGAGGCCGCGCGCGATTTGGCAGCAGGCTACGCCTCGGACGCCGTCAGCCAAGGTAACGTCCCGATCTATGGCACCATCGCAGGTATGTCAGCACTGGAAGTGCCTGCCGGGATAAACGCGATCCGCGTAAACGGCAGGGCGGCTGCGGGAGACGGTGAAGGTGGCCTCTACATCTCCCAGGACAACGGCAAGCCTGTAGCATTCACCTCTGGCGGCGCGACTGCCCGCGCCTGGTATCCAGCAACGGACGTTAAGGGGAAGGCCCGCATCGGTCAGATTGCTACGCGGTCCATCGCGCCTGCCTTCTCCAGCACGACAAACAAGCAGATGATGTCGCGTACCCGGCATTTCGCGCGGGATCGCATTACGCGGCTGAAGCTGCAAAATGCCAACTGGGTTTTAACCGGCAACGTCGAGGCAGGCTCCGGCGGTACGATTTTCTTCAAGCAGACGATCGAGTACCCGGTCGGTTCGTTCACCTCGGTTACGTGGGCAGGCGGCAGCACCACACTGAGCGTCGCCGATGGCCAGACGTCAGATCTTTCCGATTGGTGTAACATCGAGATCCCAGACGGCGCGGAATTTTTCATCCGCACCTACCAGACCAGCAGCAACGGAATTGTCTATTCGGCAGTCGAGGACGCCCTCAACGGGGAAGGCGCTGCTTTTGGACCGTCCGGCATCAGCGACCAAACCGGCGGCGGTGACATCGTCAACAACGGTGTTAACGCGGTCTATCTACCCATCGCTATCGTTGGCGAAACTGACCGTCCCTCGGTCATGATCGTAGGCGACAGCCGGGAGAGTGGCAGCGGGTTCGATACGCCGAACCCATCCTCTGTCATTGGCAATATAGCCCGCGCTGTCGCTCCGATGTGCGCCTTCGCCAATGTGGCTCGAGGTGGGGAGAGCCTTGCGGAGTTCGTGGCCTCACACGACCGGCGCCAAGCCTTGGCGTCTCATCACAGCCATGTGCTTATTAAATCCGGCATCAATGACTTCTTCGCCGGGCGGACTGCGGCGCAGGCTTTGGCGGATCTCGCGTCCATTGTGAGTTACTTCCCAGACCAAGAGGTTTGGGTTGCCACCATTGAGCCGGTAACATCCTCAACGGATGGATGGATCACGCTGGCCAATCAGGTCGTCGATGCGACCAATGCATCCCGCGTACCGTTCAACGACGGCGTCAGGGCAGGTATTCCCGGTGCGGCCGGACACTTCGATCTGGCGGACGTATTCGAAAGCTCTCGCAACAGCGGCAAGTGGAAAGCTCCAGCCGGTGTCGCACTGACAGTTGACGGTACCCACCAAAACCTCGCCGGTTATGACTGGGGTGAGCAGGCTGGGGTGGTCAACCCCAATGTGTTCTTCCCGACCGGGACCTTCCGTCCTCGTTTTGCCAGCGAGCGCGAAGGCCGTGAAGGTAAACGTTCGAACGTTCTCATGTCGCCGGCCTCGCTTGGTCCGCGGCCCTACTTCAAGGCAACCAAAAACGGCGTTGATCAGACTGCCATCGCTTCGGCAGTCAGCACCAAGGTAACTTGGAGTACATTGGCGCTCGACGTCGGCAATCACTTCTCCACGGCAAATGGGCGATGGGTGCCGCCGCGGGGCGTCTACAGAATGCTCGCTCACCTCTACCTGTCGGCAGGCGTGGTCGACGCTGCACAGTGCCAGGTCCGCATTGCCAAGAACGGCACCAACGTAGCCGAAACCACCCTCCGGCCGAATGGGACCGGCGGCCACACGTTGGAAGTCGGAACGACGCTCGATGCCAATGGTACCGACTACTTTGAGGTATGGGTCAACTTTAGCGGCGCTGGCGATAAGACTATCTCGGGCGATGCCATGAGGACGTATTTCGAGGGAAGTGCGGTTTAGAAGCGCAGATCACTCCACATTGGGGCCGAGCCTTGGATAAACCGTGATGTCGCCGGCTATCCTTCCAGACCTTCCGTAGACGGGATAGATGTAGTTGTGGTTGGGCTTAGGCTTTAAAACGCGGGTCGGGAAAGCTGATCGCGCGAACTGTATGAAGCGGCGGTCGGCTTGGGGATTGCCCGTCGATTGCCGCATTGATACCGAGGACATTTTGCCAGCGGCGTCCGTCCTGATCAAAACGGCTCCCGTCCGCTCTCCCATTGGACCGCAGCCGACGAGGAGAAGGCTGGTAATAGCTAAAACGATCCGACGCATGATGCCTCTCTGAAGAAGTGCTAAACTAATGATTGCTATAGAAGATTGTCGGTAATACCTCTCCGCCGGAATAGCAATCGCGTCTCCTGATGACAGGTACAGCGGCCGCTACAATGAGTGGTTCCGACTCGCAGCTTATCAGTGGGCTCGCCAGAGGGTGGATGCGAGGTATTTGCGCGCTCGCGACCGCCAGTCCAAGGTGCCTGTCACCTTTTCCAGGGCGTCTACTCCCTCCGAAGTGATCTTCGGCGGAATGTCAGAGGTGCATAGCCCTCGCCGGGAGAGTTCTTCGAGGCAGATGGCAACGGTGACGCTCCATACCAGTGGGAGCTGCCCAGCTAGCATTTGAAGGGTTTCAATTTCCGCGAAAATCAGGTCGTCCATAGACGGGGGCGTCTATCACCCCGGCGTTGCCGTGGAAAGGGGCTGAATTAGCTCACCCTCTCGGTGTGCGCTTCTTCTTTTCGCCTCTTTTGCCGCCAATCATCGTTACTTAATCGGTGAAGGAGGAAGCAATGGTCACCGTCCGAGGCGATAATAACGCGAACGTTATCTACCAGAGTGACTATGGATATGAACTCGATATCTACGCGTATGGTGGCAATGATCGCATCTATCTAGACGTCAGCGGTCCCTACGGTGGGTGGAATTGGGTCGCAGCTGGCTCGGGGGATGACCGGGTCTACAATGTCTTTGAAGGCGGCAACGACATTGATCTCGGTACAGGCAACGACTTCTATTCGTCGACGGGCTTTTCGACTGGCCCTGAATACTACGACCGAGTATGGGGTTATGACGGCAACGACGTCTTCCAAGTCGCAACATTCCACAGCGACTATTACGGCGAAAGCGGCAATGATACCTTCTACTCCGTCGGATTCAACAACCTGTTCGACGGCGGCTCCGGAACAGATGTGGTTAGCTATGAGCTACAGGACGATGATCCTGATCTTGCCGGCCGGGGGGTAGTGGTCGATCTCCGGAATGAATACGCCTACACCATCGGATCCGACTACGAAGAAATCCTGATCAGTATCGAAAATGCGGTGGGTAGCGGAGCATCCGATACCATCTTCGGTTCGACCGGAATCAATAAGCTTTGGGGTAGTGCCGGGAACGACAATATCTTCGGAGACTATGGCAATGACTCCCTATATGGCGAGGACGGCAACGACACTGTGTTGGGTGGGTATGGCAATGACATGCTCAGCGCAGGGGCCGGCAACGACCGCGTTGGCGGCGGCGCAGGCAATGACATCCTGTTCGGCGGGCTCGGCGCGGACAGGTTCTTGTTCAACTCGACCCTAAACCAAACGTCGAATGTTGATGCCGTCGGCTTCTTCACCGTCGCGGACGATACGATCGAACTCGACAATGCCATATTTACGAGGTTCACGGCTACGGGTTCGATTTCCGCCGGGAACTTTGTCAACGATGCTAGCGGTGTTGCACATGACTCGAACGACTACCTAGTCTACGAGTCCGACACCGGAAATCTGTTCTACGATCCTAACGGCAGCGCGGCCGGTGGTGCGATGCTGTTCGCAACGCTGGATCCTAACTTGTCGCTGACGTACCAGGACTTCGTCATCGTCTAGCTCGTTCAAATAGAAACCTAGTACTACACTAGCGCACGTTTCCAATTCACTTGGAAACGTGCGGCATGGTTTTCTGCGGCCAAGGAGTCCGCGAACGACCAGCCATAACGGATTCGCCAAAAAGATGAGGCGCGGGAGCGGCCAGTTGAAACCGGATAATCCGTGATGTCAGAAAATACGCCTCTCTTTATGAGCCCGCCCTGAGCGGGCTTTTTAGTCCGCCCCACCGCAAGTCAGCACGACCCCCAAAAGGAAATCACCAAATGAATCTTCTCGACAACTGGCGAGAGGTGCTTTCGCGCGCCTGGTCGCTGCGGCTTATCGAGCTCGCGGCGGCTGCCGACATTATCCTCAATCTTGTCCCCTATGTCGCTGATGTCCTGCCTTGGTGGGTGACCGTTGCGCTGCTTCTTGCTGCTTGGGCGGCTCGCCTGCTTTCGCAGCCTGAGAAGGAGGCGGCGGATGGCAACAAGGCTTAAAAAGACGGGCGGAGCGCTGGCCGCCATCACACTAGCCGGCTCGCTGGCAATACAGACGGTCGGCGGCTTTGAAGGGCTCAAGCTCTATGCCTACCGCGACGTCGTGGGCATCTGGACCGCCTGTTATGGAGAGACCAAGGGCATCAAGCCTGGCATGAAGTTTTCTAAGGCCGATTGCGACAACATGCTCATCGACAGCCTCGTCGAGCACGAGGAAGGCATGCGGCGTTGCTTGAAGCAGCCAGACGCTTTGCCGATCGAGACCTACGTCGCCGGTGTATCGCTCACCTACAACATCGGCATTGGCGGCTTCTGCGGATCGACGGTCGCACGCAAACTGAATGCCGGTGACATCCGCGGCGCGTGCGATGCCTTCCTTATGTGGGACAAAGCCAAGGGCAAGAAGATTAGGGGCCTGACGATTCGTCGCGAGGCGGAGCGGGCGCTTTGCCTTAAGGGGATTGCGTGATGCTGGCCGGGATACAAGCCAAGGTTATTGGCTACGTTGTCGGCGCGGTCCTTGTAGCGCTGGCCGCATGGTGGGCCTACTCGACGGTTTACGACCGTGGCTACGATGCTGCCTCTCTGAAATATGAGTCGCAAATCGCCGCCACAGCAGCCGCACTCGCCGAGGCCGACGCCAACGAGCAGCGGCGACAGACGATCGCGAACAACGCCGCCAAGGCGCGCGAGGCGAAAGCCATTGCCGAGATCGCCGCCAAAGAAGACGAAATCACCGAACTGCGAAAGGAGCTGCGGCGTGAGGCTCAGCAAGATCCTGATGCTGACCGCATTGCCATTGGCTCTGGCGGCGTGCAGCGTATCAACAAAGTCCGTTAGGCCGCCGGTGAGGCCGCCCACCCTGGCGCGGCCGGATAGCGCTATCATGAAGACGTGCACGCTTCCGGTAGACATCGGCAAGGGGCCGCTCACGCAGGAACAGGTCGAGGATTTGTGGATCACCGACCGCCAGGCGCTGCTGGCCTGCTATCGCCGCCACCTGGCGCTCCGCAACTTCGTGCTTGACCGCGACGATGCGTTGCGCGGGGAGGGCGGCTGATGACACCAGAAGAAATCATGAAGGCCGTTATGTTCTTCATCGCCGTCGCCGGCGCTGGTTGGGGCATCTGGTGGAAGGTTGAGGGGCGCGTCAAGGAGGTCGACAGAAAGGCAGACAAGGCCATTGCAGACCTCGCTGCCCACAAGCTACACGCGGCAGAGACCTTCGCGACCAAGACAAGCCAGGCAGAACAGACCGCACAATTGCTTCGCGCCATTGAGGGCGTCGGAAACCGTATTGACGGCGTGCACGAGCGCCTCGATCGCCTCTACGAAAACCCACCTCCGCGCCGCGCCACCCGCGCACAGTGACCACCACAGGAGACCACCATGGCCACCGAGCTTCTCGCTACGGGCAGCACTGCTGCTAACTCTTCCGAACTTACCGTTACTGCTTAGGCCGCTGTTTTCGACGCTCTTTACGCCGGCGGCGTTGCCACTCTCCGCTGTGCAGGTTGGTGGGAGGCGGCTCCTGCTGCAGTCAACCTCACCACAAAATCGGGGACCGTTCTAACAAACAAGTCCGGCGCCAACACCCTCACGGGACGCTATCAGGTCCAATATCTGATGGTATCGAGCGTCACTCATTCCGCGCTGCTGCTCCTCGGCGAGGTGCCCGCCGTTCTGGCCTAAGACGCTGACAAGAGGTCTTTCGGCCGCCGCCATGAAATTGATAGCGACTTCTGCACCCAGAGAGGAGGGGTAGCCGAGAATATCATTCGCGAGGACACCGCGGTGTGGAGGTTCATGTGAACCGTCAGCTTCGTACAATTCCAAATATCGCTTGAAAACGGACAATTCGACCTCCACCCAAACACCCCAACCAAATGCGTCAGGCTGATCGGAAAATGGTACCAGCAGCAAACCTGGTATGAAAAATCGTTCACCGAATTGGCAAAGATCGCTATCGAACCGCGCTTTCTCCGCTCTCTCAGATTCGGAGATACTCCAAACATCATCGGGAAGCTTGTAGGCTTGATCGGTGATCAATCCTTCGTGTTTCCTGCCACATCTCGAACAAACGAAATCTTCGGCCATTAGTTCATCGTAGCTCCAAATTGGCCGCTAGTGGCGCATCCAGATATATTCATGGAATGCACTCATTTCTGTAGCTCCCATAAAACGCGAATGTCCGCAATCGGCCCGAAAGCGGACCCGCACCTAAAACAATCGGCGCCGGCGTTTGCGCGCGGCCGCTCATCGATGTAGATCTTATCACCTGATATTTCAGGTTTATATCGAGGATATATCGATGGCGAAGGTCAGCAGGGAAGAACTGATCGCTGCGGCTGGTCAGTTCGTCGAGGCGATGCGGGAAGACTTCGACCGGTCGTTCGAGCTCGTGGATTTCCGGTCATATGCCCGAGTCTATCAAGGCTGGCGCGATGACGACTGGCACGACATGGAAGGCGAGGCTGTTCTGATCCAGTACTTCAATGGCCATTATGACCTGGAGCGGCAGCCGATCGGTATGCGCTGGGACTTTATCAACAATACGGTTGAGAAGCAGATCCAACTATAGCGGCGGTCCATGGCGCGTCGGGTGTGCGGTCGCAGGCGCCCCTAACGGTTGGGCTGCTGGAGCCCAGGAAGTGCGTTTTGGTCAGATTGGCGCGCAGGACGGCTCATCTCGGAAGCTTGACGGTCGGAGGGCGTGGATGGCACCGTTGGTGCATCGGATACGAAGTAGCCAATCCCGAGGCCGACAACGATGATGACAATTGCTCCAAATATGGGCATAAGCGTCCTTCTGGTCATGCTCAGCTCCTTTTCGATGAACAACTAGTTATCCTGCCTACGGTTCCCGGCTGCGCCCCATCCCTTGGTTAGTGAGCCTTTCTGTTCATATCGCCCGGCTGATCTCTGCGACGCGTCGGACTCTGGCCCATAAACAAAAATGCCGAGACCCATAGAGATCTCGGCATCAATATGGGCAAAGCTAGGATTAGAACTTCACGCCCAGGCCGACTTTGATAGCGTGCTGGTCGAGGTCGGCGTCAATGGTCCCGGCACCAAAGTCGAACGTCTTGCTGCCGAAGTCGCTATAACGGTACTCAACGCGAGCGAAGATGTTGTCCGTAAACGCGTAGTCGACGCCAGCACCAACGGTGTAACCGCTGAACATTTCCTCTTCGGTGCCAAAGCCCGGTACGCTGACCTCACCGCGAGCACCAGTCCAACCAGCGGTGGCGTAAAGGAGCGCGTGGTCTATTGCGTAGCCAACACGAGCGCGAACCGAGCCCTGCCACTCGGTTTTCGCCTCGGCGCCTGCAACGATCTCATCTTCGTTCCAGTTGCGCTCAACATCAGCTTCGATGCCGAGTACGAAGTTATTGGAGAACTGATGGTTGTAACCGACGAATGCGCCAAGGAGCCCACCATCGAGGTCCGCGTCGAACGTGCCGGCACCACCAGAGATGTCAAAGGAACCATCGCCCCATGCGTAGCCGCCCTGAACACCGACGTACGGGCCCGACCATGTGAAAATCTGCACTTCTTCAGCAACTGGCGCGGTGGGTACCTGATCAACTGCATCGGCAGCCTGGGCTGCGCTGGAAAGTGCGAGTATAGCAACAGATGTGAAAAGTAGAGAACGCATATAAGCCTCCGTCGTCATGATGCGCGACGATAGCTAGTTCATGCGAAAATAGCTGTAACTTTCCCGCCACATCGAGTGCCGGAAAGCAACCTTAGGACGGTGCTGGATCAATGCGTTAGCGGTGCGGCTTTCATCTGTCATAGGAGCGTCGGCTCTTTCTCCTCGTCGGCCGCCGTCTCCGTCTTCGGCAACAGCACGAGCTCGTTGTCGGGCAGGGGTCGCTGAAGGGCTTTGGCTTCGTCCCATGGAGCGGTCAGCCACGCCTCGACCTCGTCCTCCGTCTTCAAGATCACCGGCATTGCCTTCGGATGAATCGGGGCGACGACGCTGTTCGGCTCCGTCGTCAGAAAGGCAAAGAGGTCGCAGGTGATGAGGCCTTCCTTGACCTTTCGAACGCATTGCCAGTCGCGGACCCACAGGCCCGCGAAGAACATCAGTGGCTCGGTTTCATCACCGGCAAACCAGGCGTTCGGGGTTCTTCCGCCCTCAACCTTGCTGGCAGGATCAGGTTCAGCGAACCGTGTCACCGGCACGACGCAGCGGTTCTCTACCCCAAGCCATCGTTTCCAATGCTGGCTGTTGGTGTTGCGGATATTCGTGGTGCCGCCGTCCGGCTCCATCTTCAGCAGCTCGTTGAAGTCGAACTGCTTGTCTTTGGCGCGTAGCTTATCAGCGCGTTTCGTGGCTGCCTCGAAGATGGCCTTTTGCGAGCTCGGCATTCCCCATCGCAGCCAGGCTGCTTCGCGCTCACCGTCGATGTTCCGCACGACCGGCGCCATCTGGTCGGGATAGATATCAAGCGACGGCTGGAGGTTGCCTAACCGGTCGAACGCCTTTGCGATGCCGCGGATGGCTTCCTGGTTGGTGGTGACGTTGTACAGGTTGCACATGGCTGAGTTCACCTTGGCAGAGACGATATTTCGATAACGCTATCGTATTTCTTGCAGTCTTGGCAAAGGAGCTTGGGCGCAAGATCCTTGATGCGGGCCTGCGAGCCATATTTTCGCTCGAGCGATTTCCTGCTCAGGCGCCCACGTCGACCACAGCGGCACCGTGCGTTCAGGGTTTCCCACTCTTTTAGGTCAGCAAGGCGCTTCCCCAGCGCGATCTGATACTCGTCTTGGGTGACGCAGCCCGCTCTTTCGCACCATTCTTTGTGGGTGAAGTAGTAGGTCAGTTTGCAGCGATCGTAGAACCCCGTCGTTGACCGCTCGCATCCAATAGCTGTTGCCAGATTTGCGAGCAGACCTGGCATGCTTGCATCTCCGTGTTCGGCTAGCAGATCCCCGCCGTCGAAATGGCGAAAAATCTCGCACCCTTCGCAGATCACCGAAACTTTTTTGCCGACATAGTCGGACAGCGTGGCTGCCTGTTTTGCACCTACGGGCATTACGGGCGCTCATATGTCGGCCGCCAGCCTCGGGTGAATCCCTTACTGCTGGCCGCCTCTGCCAAGGCCAACTGGGTCCGTAGATGCCGATTGTC